CAAACAAAAGGCGGAACTAATATTGGTCTTGAGACCGATATGGGTGATAACGCTATGTTTAAAATTAGTAGAACTTTTGCAAAAGGCGGACTAGCTAAGATCCTGGAGGTCTAGTGAATTACATAGAAGCATTAGAAGAATTAATTAGAAACGGAGAAACCGAATTTCAAAGCATGAATGCTTTGAAAGATCGAATCAAAGAATTAACAGGAAAAAGACCCGGCGGTAGTTTTCAAAGAAATCAAGTTGATTATAAAAATCTTTTATCACAGTTTACTTTTAAAAGTTTTGTAGAAAAAGCAGATAAGATAGATTTATCTAAATTTACTTTAACAAAATCATTAGCTAAAAAAGTTAAAGACTTAAATGCTTTACACAAAGGTGTATATTTTAATGTTGAAAAAACTAAAAATGGTCACAACTATTTAAGATTAAGGTTTAATCCAAATATAAAACTTCCAAACATAGGTACAATACCTCCTGGTGCACCAACTGAAGCGTCTTTTAATAATTTTAAAAAATTAATAGATAATGTAGTTAGCACTCCAGAATATAATGATTATAATAGACCCACATTAGAACGAGCTGATGTAAATAGAAGAAAAAGACAATTAGAAAGAGCTAGAAAAACACAGGCCGATCCAACTGATATTTATAAATCTATTCAACAATTAAAACTACAGATATCTAAAGACCTGGGTTTTGGACCGATTGCAAGTGATGTGCACGTCCATCATGGTGCAATCAAGACAGCTAAAACAAATTTAAACAACATGGCTTTTATATTTGGTAAAGAACTAAATAATGCTGATGATATGAAAGCATTAGAAGTTGAACTTGCAAAATTAAATAATACTACAAACAGATTATTAAAAAATAAACCTGATGGTTATAAAGAATTAATTAAAGAACAAAATAAAGCAAAGCGTGCAATATTAAATAAATATTCTGGAACACCTATTGCTGGTTTAAATGAAGCAACTGAAATAATTTTTGATCAAAATGATAATCCGATTAAAAGAAGAATTAAAATGGATTTAGCAACTACCATTGGAGAAGGTAGTAAGATTGGAGAAATAGATTTTAAAACAGTTACCCCAGAACAAAGATCTCAAATTTTAGGAGTGGCTGGAGAAAATTTTACTAAACAATTAAAAGCATATGTTTCAACCTTAGATAAAAGTTCTAAAGAGTTTAAACAAATTTGTACATTGACAGCAGCAACTGGTGGCACTGCAGCTAGTTGTATTCAAAGAATTGATGAAGATCCAATAGGAGTTGCTAAAAAAATAACTGAAGTAGAAAAACCTGTGGGAAAATTGGGTGCGTTTAAAAACGCTGCAACTAGTTTTTTACAAAGTCCTTTATTAAAAAGAGCGGGTAAGTTTGGTGCGTTAGCAGCCGTTGGTGCAGCAGGTGCCGGTCTTGTTAAAACATTCATGAACGATGATCCAACAACTTATTTATCTAATGAGAATCAACAGAAAAATATGTTGGTTGACATGGTAACAGGATCGTTAGATGATACACCTGAAGAAAAACCTGCCATATTAGATTATCAATTACCTGTAATAGGTGGCGCAGCTGTAGCAGGAACTGCTGTTACTGCTCCTTCAACAATTGAAGCCGCTAGATCAGCAAGGTTTGGAAAAACACCGTCAGGAATTACAAAGACAGCATTAAAAACTTTAGGAAGAGGCTTAGGAGCTCTTGGAACTCCAGCTGGTCTACTTGCAACTGAACCATTGTTTTTAGCTGGTCAAGTTCAACAAGGAGATTCGTTAGGAGAGATTGCAACTAATCCAATGAATTATTTAGGAGCTGCATTTGTAGGCCCTATAGATAAATTTGCTACCAAAGGATTAAGTCCTCAGATTGCAAAAACAATGAGACTTGGAATTAGTCCAAATGTTTTAAAAACTGTATCTCGAAGATTCGGATTACCTGGATTAGCGTTATCACTAGGTATTAGTGGATATGAAATGTTTGACGACTACAGAAACAAAAGAGGTATGTTTAGTGAAGAATAAAACTCTTGTTGCAAATATGCAACACGTTAAATGGAAGGAGATCCCGCCTTTAAAAGGTCCGGACTCACAAGGGTTGAATGTTCCCACAAAACAAGTTAAAACAATAGAGAACTCGGAGAATATAAATGGCAGAAATAGACAAACCATTACCAAACGTAAATACTGAAATTAAAGTACCTGGCGAAGAAGAAATTGTTGAAGCTCAACAAACAACTGTTGAAGAACAAGTTGGACCAGATGATGTACAAATAACTCAGGAAGAAGACGGAGGTGCTACAATTAATTTTGATCCAGAAGCAGTTAATCAACCTGGAACAGAATCACATTTTGATAATTTAGCAGAATTATTACCTGAAGATGTGTTAGGTAAACTAGGATCAGAACTTGCAGCAAATTTTGAACAATACAAATCTTCTAGAAAATCTTGGGAAGATACTTACACAAAAGGTTTAGATCTTTTAGGATTTAAATATGAAAACCCAACTCAACCATTTCAAGGAGCTTCTGGTGCAACACACCCAGTGTTAGCAGAAGCAGTTACACAATTTCAAGCACAAGCTTACAAAGAATTATTACCTGCAAACGGTCCAGTACACACACAAATAGTTGGACTTGCAGATAGAGCTCGAGAAGAGCAATCAAACAGAGTTAAAGAATTCATGAACTATCAGCTCATGGATGTGATGAAAGAGTATGAACCCGAGTTCGATCAAATGCTTTTTTATCTCCCTCTTAGTGGCTCTGCTTTTAAGAAAGTCTACTATGACGAACTTTTAGGCAGAGCTGTATCCAAGTTTGTACCAGCGGATGACTTAGTTGTTCCATACACTGCAACTTCATTAGAAGATGCTGAAGCAGTAGTGCATGTAATTAAAATGTCTGAAAATGATTTAAGAAAAAAACAAGTTTCAGGTTTTTATAAAGACATTGAATTAACACCTGGTTACAATCAAGAAACAGAAGTAGAGAAAAAAGAAAGAGAACTAGAAGGAATTAAAAAAACTAGAGACGAAGATATTTATACTGTATTAGAAGTTCATACAGATTTAGATTTAGAAGGTTTTGAAGACAAAGACTCATCAGGAGAACCAACAGGAATTAAACTTCCATACATTGTAACTCTTGAAATGGGCGGAAGAAACATATTATCAATTAGAAGAAACTATCAAGCAGACAATCCACAAAAACTTAAAATAGATTATTTTGTTCATTTTAAATTTTTACCTGGAATGGGTTTTTATGGTTTTGGATTAATTCATATGATCGGTGGTTTGTCTAGAACGGCAACTACTGCATTACGTCAATTGTTAGACGCAGGAACTTTAAGTAATTTACCGGCAGGATTTAAACAACGTGGAATCAGAGTTAGAGACGAAGCACAAGCGATTCAACCTGGAGAATTCAGAGATGTAGATGCACCTGGAGGAAGTATCAAAGATGCATTTATGCCTTTACCATTTAAAGAACCCTCACCAACTTTATTACAGTTAATGGGGATAGTGGTACAGGCAGGGCAAAGATTTGCCGCCATAGCTGACATGCAGGTCGGTGACGGCAACCAACAAGCAGCTGTTGGGACGACCATAGCTCTCTTAGAACGTGGTTCCAGAGTCATGTCAGCCATACACAAGAGATTGTATGTGGCGATGAAGAATGAATTTAGTCTATTGGCTGGAGTTTTTAAAACTTATCTACCAGCTGAGTATCCATACGACGTTGTAGGTGGACAAAGAAATATTAAAGTTACAGATTTTGATGATAAAGTAGATATTATTCCAATTGCAGATCCAAATATATTTTCTCAATCACAAAGAATTAGTTTAGCACAAACAGAATTACAACTTGCAATGTCAAATCCGCAATTGCATAACTTATATGAAGCGTTTCATGCAATGTACACAGCGATTGGTGTAAAAAATATCGATAAAATTTTACCACCACCGCAACAACCACAACCAATGGACCCTGCAACAGAAAATATTCTTGCAATGAGCAATAAACCGTTCCAAGCATTCAAAGGACAAGACCATCAAGCGCATATTACGACCCATTTAAACTTTATGGCAACAAATATGGCTCGAAATAGCCCTGTTGTAATGGCTGCACTAGAAAAAAACATTTTTGAACACATTTCTTTGATGGCACAAGAGCAATTAGAGGTAGAATTTAGAGATGAGATCGCACAATTGATGCAAATGCAACAAATGGTGCAACAAAATCCAATGTTACAGCAAGATCCGCAGTATCAACAGCAGATTATGCAGATGTCAATGAATTTAGAGTCTAGAAAAGCTAAATTAATTGCAGAAATGACTGAAGAATTTAAAAATGAAGAGAATAAAATTATGGGTGAGTTTAATGGCGACCCAATTGCTAAATTAAAAGCAAGAGAACTAGATTTAAGAGCTATGGACGACACTGTCAAACGTGAACAAGACCAAGAAAAGATTAATTTAGATAAATCTAAACAATTAATGGGTCAACAACAGTTTGATGAAAAGCTGCAACAAAACGAAGAATTAGCTGAATTAAGAGCTGATACCTCGCTAACTAAAACACAAATGGGTATTGACGCAAAAATGGTCAATGACATGATGAAACAAACTGATGTTAGGATCTTGAAAGGTCCTAAAAGATAGTATAAGAAACTAAAAGGAGAAAAACTATGGGAAAAGGAAAAACATTCTTTACAAAAAACAATCCAAATTACATTGGGAAAGTTGTATCTGATACGCCAAAAGCAGATGCTAACAATACTCTTTCTGTAAATGCGGATGGTTATGCACAAGAAGTTGAAGTTAAAATTCCTCAAGGTGAGCCAACTGTAAATAAAGTTGGTGGCCAAAGAAGAATGTTAGCTTCTAAAAAATCTACAGTTAAGTGGTACTAGTATGTGGTTATCGGCAATTAAATTAGCCGTCTCTGCTGGTAGTAAAATTTATGCTAATAAGCAGAAGGCAAAAGTCGCTATGTCAGATGCACAGCTATTGCATGCAGAACGACAAGCGCGAGGTGAGGAAGCTTACCAAGGTAAACTTCTAGAAGCCCGTCAAAACGACTACAAGGACGAGTTCGTTCTTGTAATATTAAGCGCGCCAATTTTGGTGCTCGCATATGGGGTCTTCAGCAATGATCCGGTGGCTCTTGATAAGATTAAAATCTTTTTTGAGCATTTTGCGGCATTGCCGACATGGTTCACTTCACTTTGGATACTTGTAGTTGGATCAATTTTTGGTATAAAGGGAACACAAATATTTAGGAATGGTAAAAAA